ATACGTCTAGCCTACTTATTACCGATACCAGTCTACGCTATAAGCAAGTCTTGGGCCCAGAAATGGAGAAGTGGCTTACACAGCTAGGCTGGTATTACGTGGCTAACGAAGGTAAGTGGATATTCCCCCCTACAAACCATACGGTCTGGGTTAGAGCGTATTTTAGACCTGGTACTAGAGACAGTTCGCATAACCCGCTAGAAGGTCTAAATGTTACATCTGGTTTAGCAGTTATAGACGAATGCCAGACTATGCCAGAGGAAGTAGCTAACAAGGCTTTAGGTCGTTTAAGAAGTGGCCCTAAGCCTAAGATAATTATGTGTGGTTTGCCGCTATGGGATTGCTGGTGGACTGAATTAGCTAAGCGTGCTAACTGCGAGATAATAACAGCAGGTAGTAAAGTAAACGCAGCTAACTTGTCCTCTGATTGGTTTGAGGCTACTAAGAACCTAAGCGAAGCAGAACGCCTTGCCATGGTCGAGGGTATACCGCAAGCACCTTCTGGTCTTATCTATAACGAGTTTAACCCAGTTACCCACGTAGTAAGAGGCTGGGAATATAATCAAGAGTTTAGTTCTAGAATAGCTATCGACTTTGGTTTTAGAAAGCCATCAGTATTAATACTTACACATGATCCAGCGCTTAACGCAGATGTAATATCGGCAGAAATAAATCCGCAGGAAATAAAGCTGTCTGACTTAGCTAAAGAGATATTAAAAGTAGCCTGTCCTAGGGATTTAGCCTGGAAGTACCCAGGTCGTATATTGCTAGACGGAGCTTCAGGAGATAAAGCAGGCGCAGCCAGAAACGACCAAACAGCACTTAGCGCTTTTAGAGCTTTGAAAAACACCGAAGAAGATGGTGGTATAGGTATGTCGTTTAGGTGGTGTACTGACCCAGTTAAGACTGACGTAATGAATGGCATTATGCGAGTTAAAGCACTACTAGACGAGAAGCGTATTTTAATTAGAGATACCGTATGGGATTCTGGTTTAAACGCCAAAGGTAATTCGATACGTAAAGCAATACTTAGCTACGCTTGGGATGGTAAAGAAGCGCCAAAGAAAGACGGTCAAGAAGACCCTCTAGACGCTTTAAGATACGACGTGCTTAACTGGAATTGGAGAGATAGCACTATGCCAAGTAGTTCTAGCGGTGGGCTGCACGTAAAGCCTTCTGTGTCTACGTATTCTGGCATGACTAAGCCTAGTCGTTTTTAGACTCTATGGATTTTATTAACGCACCCAGCTTTTCATCTATTGCCAAGATACTAGGAGTAGTCTCACCACACCTACACTTGTTAATGCTACGCTCTACATTGCTTAGGCGTTGCTCTAGCGACTCAAAGGCTTTGTCTGAGGCTTTTGTATTTGTGTCCATAGTACCTTTAAAACGGTATACAAATACCGCAATAACAAGTACGATGGTCAAGGCAGCATTACCACCTGTCAATGCTTGTATGTCTTTAACTTCTTGGGGACTTATAGGCAGTTCTTGCTTTTCTGCCACCTGGTTATGTGGTTCCATTTAAACCTTCTTTCTAGCAAACGAGATGTCAAATAAAGTATAACAAATACATACTTAAAAGTGCATGTATTATTGTCTATTCTTTAGCTGCACTGCTATACTACCAATATACATAAGTCGAGGTTAAACAATGAGTTATAACAAATCCGATACGAAGTTAGCCGAATACCTAAAACCACAGTCAGAGGACTTACGAGTAAGGGGTATTACCGGAACTAACTTTAGCGCTGGCACAATCTCAGGGAAAGAGAAAAACCCTCAATTAACAGGTCGCTTCTGGGCTGACGAAGTTGAGGACATGCTAGCCACAGATCCTATTATTAAACGCAGCTGGTACTTGCTAAAGCAAACATTATTGTCTGCTAAGTGGAAGTGGAAACCAGGTATCGAGGGAGACGCCACTAGCGAGGAATTAGCCAGGTTTGCTAACGAAGCTATGGGGTTTGACGGATATCCTGGAATGATGGAGTCTACTTGGGAAGAGCAATTATCTTATCTACTCGAATTTCTACCTCTAGGGTACAGATACGCAGAAGAACTATACTACACAGGAAACGACAGTATTGGACGCCCTAAAGTGTGGCTTAGAGTATTTGCGGATAGAGAACCTACTGCACATAATCAATGGCTAAGTAGGGACAAACAGCAATTAGACGGCGTTATGCAAAACATGGTAGGCCAAATAACTCCAGACCCTATACCAGCTTCAAAGCTAATATTACTTACACTAAATCGCACTGGGTCTAACTTTGAAGGCGTGGGTTTACTACGTCCTATCTGGTGGTGGTGGAAGCAAAAGCAACGTACCGCTAGTTTATTATCTGTAGGCATAGAACGCTGGGTTATCCCAACTCCTAAGATTACAGTAGTGAGGGAAAACGCAGAGCAAACAGGAACTTCTGATGGCGAACTGCAAGCGATGATTGACGCTGCTGAAAACCAAGCTAGAGCGTATATAGCGCAAGAGCAAGGCTATTTAATTGAAAACAGCGTAGTCAAGTTCGAGACATTTGGTGGCGATGCTGGCTTTGACCCTAGCAAGGCTTTGTCTGTAATTCAAGAATGCGATAATCAAATTAGCCAAGCATTTATGGCGCAGTTTATGAATTTAGGTATTACCGATAGTGGTTCTAGAGCAGTTGGAGAAATTCATCTAAGCGTATTCAGACGCGCTTGTATTAACTACTTAGACTTAATCGCTTCTACATTAAGTGGCCAAGATAGGCGCTGTGGTGGTACTATGGCTAGGTTAATTAATTGGAACTATGGAGAAGTAGAAGCTACTAAGCTACCTAAGCTAGTACACGAAGGGCTAGACAACGACGCCTTAACAGACTCTCTAGCTAGTCTGCCTTCCTTAGTACAATCCCAATTAATTACACCTGATGATAGTTTAGAACAAAGCATTAGGCAGCGTATCGGAGCAGGAGAAATTCCAGAGCAAGCCAAGCGTTCTAGTCAAGATAGAGCGTTAGCTAACGGTAATCAGACTTTAGCATTCGCAGAAAGGCTTAGAAAATTAAATGAAGACAACTAAATTCCAAGAAAAGGTAAACGTATGTATGGATAGCAACGCAGGCAAGCGTGTTATTAACTACTTTGCGTTACCAAGTAAATACAGCCATATTGATTTTAATCCTCCAAAGGGTGCTACAGAGTCCGCTAAACGAGCTTTAGACGAACGAGACAAGAAACCAGCGTCACAGCGAGGCATGACACCTGTAGGCATTGCTAGAGCTAGGGATTTAATGAATGGGCGTACTTTATCGCCAGACACTGTCAGACGCATGCTTAGCTATTTTCAGAGACACGAAGTAGACAAACAAGGTCTAACTTGGTCTGACTGGGGTAAAGGTCGTCAAGCGTGGGAAGCGTGGGGTGGCGATGCTGGCTATTCGTGGGCTAAAAAGATAGTTAAACAAATGGACGCAGCTGACGATAATGAAGAACAACAAACAATTTTGTCAGAAGACTTGAAAAATATTGACAAACCTGCGTATAACGAGAGTATACAGTCAGCGAAAGAAGACACTATGCTTAACGACTCCGTAATAATCCCTGATACAATCGAGTATACAGAGGACGGACATATAGTAGGTAAGCCATTCTTAGCTTTGTCGACTGGTAAAAATTATAGCAGATTTACAGGCAAGCAAGTCGGTGCCGAGATAACTACTGAAATTTTAAGCGAGATTTTACGTGTTTTTTCTTTACGTAAAGAATTAGATCCTGTTATACTCGACTGGGAGCATTCAAGTTCTCGCATAGTAAACCCAGACCCTGTAGACCCTAGCACAGGTAAGGCGTTCGGTAGAGTAGTAGATCTACGCTTGGAAGACGATGGCACTAAGCTATATGTCTATCCAGAATACACCGAGGCAGGGGCTAAGCTAGTTAGAGAGTCGCAAGGCAATTTATATGCTAGTCCAGAGTTTCTAACAGCGGATGTATTCGCAAGAGAAAGCGGTCAAAAGATAGGTAGCGCTCAATTGTTAGCTGTTACCCTAACTCCAAGACCAGCTCAAAGTCAGTCTAGAATAGAACCTATTATGCTAAACGAAAACATTAACCAATTACAGGAGACATCTAGTATGGAATTAGATCCTGAGAAATTAAAGCAAATGTCGCCAGAAGAACTAGCGGCTATGTGCATGGAAAAGCATCAGATGGTACTGCAACTCGAAGCCGAGAAAGAAGCCATGAAAAGCGAAATGGACGCCTATAAAGCCGAGATGGAAGCTAAGATGGAAGCAGATGCAAAAGAACCTGGAGAACCTATGGACTCTCCTATGGCCTTATCTGAGCGTATTATGAACGATATGCGTGGCCAAGTTAACGCTTTGTCAGAGCAAGTAAAGGTATTAACCAAAGAAAAGCAAGACGCACAACGCAAGCTAGCTATCGACTCTTTACTTAACTCTGGTAAAATCGCTCCTAACGAAATCGACACAGCTGAAAAGGCTTACGATTTTAAAGAAGCACAACCAGCGTTTTGGAGTTTCTTCTCCGAACGTAAAGCCAACGCATCAGTACCTTTGCAAACAGTAGGCCACGCGCAGACTGGCACAGAAGTTACCTTGCTTAGCGAAGTACAAGCTATTAAATTAAAAGAGGGTATTAGCTTCTCCGAAGCCTTAGATAAATACCGCAAATCAAATCCAAGTCAATACAATAAGTTTTATGGAGTATAACCATGTCTAACAATTCTATTGTTTTATCTGCTGCTGCCGGAGAAGCCTTAACCGCTTTCCAACTCGTAAAATTCAACGATGCCGGTAAGTTAGTAGCATGCACTGCCTCTACACACGTTCCTGCTGGTGTAGTACAAAGAAGCTGTAACAGCGGCGATTTAGTCGAATACGTAGTTTCTGGCGTTACCAATGTCATTGCTGGGGCTGCTATTACCTCTGGCACAGACTTCTTCTTACAACCTGCCGCAGCTGGTAAAGTAGTTAAATTTGCCTCTGCAGCTAACGTTGTTATTGTAGGTCGTTTCTTGCCTTACGAAGCTAACTTAGTTTCTTCTGATGGTGAAATTATTCGTTGTATCTTTAACCCTGCCATTGGCAACGCTTAAGGGGTAATATATCATGGCTCAATCTTATGCCTCATTACATCCAGTCGATCAGATCCTTACCAACCTTGCTATCGAAAGCATTCCTAGTGACGTCCAGCTTATTGGCGATAAAATCTTTGAAAGCATTGATGTTAGCTCAGTAGGTCGTACTGGTACTATTCTCGTAGAAAATTCTCGTAATTTCATGGGCGCACAATCTGGCATTACAGCAGAACGTGCTCCTGGCGCTTCTCGTGCTAGACTAAACGGTTTTGATCGTAGCTCTATTACCTTTGCTTGCAAGCCTTTCGGTTTTGAAGACGGTATTGCTATGGAAGACATTTACGATAGTCAATTCCCACAAGGCGAAGAACAACGTTTATCTAAGAAGGTAGGCCGCGCTCTTAAGTTGGCTAGAGAACAACGTGCAGCTAGTTTAATGTTTACCGCTGGTAACTGGTCTAATAGCACCTTAGCTAACCTTAACAATGGTAGCACTGGTACACAATGGAACCAAGCAGGCGCAGAACCTCTTACAGACTTACACGTGCTTATGGACGTAG